TTGGAAGCACGAGATCGCCGGTTCAAATCCGGCCTTCCCTACGCATGGCTGCTTAGCTCAGTTGGAACGAGCGCCGGATTGAAACCCCGGAGGCCCCTGGTTCGGCTCCAGGAGTAGCCACGATGGCACGACAGCTGGCGGCATTACGCCCGTCAGCCTGGCTGGATGGCCACCAGCAGGCCCCTTGAGGCGCGACTCGGGGTCTTCGGCGTCAGCCCGGTGGGCTTTACCGGGCGCTTGTCTAGTCGGTATCTCTGCGCGTCAGCATGAGAATCCGTCTATGCGGGTGTGACCTAGTGGCAGGGTTCCAGCCTTCCAAGCTGGCTACGGGAGTTCGATTCTCCTCGCCCGTTCGAGACCGGCCGCGGCTTCTGCCCGTCCCATCACAAATGGAGGCGAGGGCAGGGGGTGGACCGCGGCCGGTCAGCAAGATCCGCAGTGCGCTTTACCACAGCCGGGCTGGGGGCTGGCCGGAAACGCCTGAAGCTGGGCGGCACGTCAGGCCGGGTTACTAGGAGAAGAACGTACCGGGAGGTCGAGCACAATACGTGGTGCACGCCGCCACGGACATGGCGGCCCGGTTCGTGGGAGCACTGCATGCGCCGCTAACTCAATTGGCAGAGTTCCGCCCTCTTAAGGCGGGGGTTGGGGGTTCGATCCCCTCGCGGCGCACAAGTTCGAGGGCGAGTGAGTCCAACTGGCAGAGCTGATCGCCTCAAAAGCGGTCGGAGTGCGGGTTCGAAGCCCGCCTCGCCCACGCAGTTCAATCCGGGATCGTCTAATGGCAGGACAGCGGCCCCTGAAGCCGCCGACGTTGGTTCGACCCCAGCTCCCGGAGCCGAGTCGCCGGCTAGCGCGCGGTAGGCGCTTACACCTGGCCAGGTACCCGTTCAACCCGGGAACGGCGGCTCGACCACGCCCCTGTAGCTCATGCAGGCAGAGCAGCCCCCTCGTAAGGGGCAGGTGATCGGTTCGAGACCGGTCAGGGGCTCCACGTCCTCGTAGCCCAATCGGCAGGAGGCACCGACCTGAGTAGTCGGGCAGTGTGAGTTCAAGTCTCACCGAGGACACAACGCCCCTGGGGCCAATGCCCAGGCGTCCCTTGTAGCGACGGCGAGCCCGGGGTAGCACCGGGTGGGGGCTCTGGTTTGATGGGGAGTGGGGTAATTGGCAGCCCGCCGGGTCTTGACCCCGGTAGTTCGGGTCCGAGTCCTGAGTCCCCAGCTTGATGTACACGCCGGCGTAGCTCAGTGGCAGAGCACGTTCTTGGTAAGAACGAGGTCCCGGGTTCGGTCCCCGGTGCCGGCTCGCAATACATGCGGATGTGGCGCAGTCTGGTAGCGCATCACCTTGCCAAGGTGAGGGCCACGGGTTCAAATCCCGTTATCCGCTCTGTACCGGGTCAGTGTTCTTCGGGAATGCGCTCCAGACCCAGCTTCAAATGGTGGGATAAACGCTAGCGCATGGCGGGCGCTGGGGTGGCACGGTACTTATGTCCGGGTGGTTGGAACGGTAGACACGTACGGCTCAGACCCGTATGCGCTGGAAGGCGCGTGAGAGTTCGAATCTCTCTCCGGACACGTAAGGCAATGGAGCGTTGGCACGAGTGGATGAAGGCACCGCGTTGCTAGCGCGGCGAGGCGGTTTTGCCGTCCTCCGTGGGTTCGAATCCCACACGCTCCTCGGAGAGGTGAGCCGAGTTTCGGCCTAACGGCAGCTGTCTAGAAAACAGTCAGGGGTAACTCCCGTGTGGGTTCGAGACCCACCCTCTCTGCGAAATTCACGGGCCGGTAGCTCACCGGTAGAGCAGCGCTCTGATAAGGCGTTGGCAGGTGGTTCAATTCCACCGCGGCCCACGGCGGGATAGCTCAGGCTGGCAGAGCGCCGGGCTCATAACCTGGAGGCCGGGATCTCGGAATTCCCTCCCGCTACTGGCTGGACCCGGGCCGAAACCCCGGTGCTCCGGCAAGTCCCTGCCAGGGGGCGGCGGGCGTTCCGGCAGCGGCTGGCATTGCTGCCGGGGCGGCGCGTTCGAAGGCCGGTAGCTCAGTCTGGTGAGAGCGCCGAGCTTATACCTCGGGAATCAGTCGGGGGTTCAAGTCCCTCCCGGCCTACACGACAGGAGGAAAACACATGATGGGTAAACCGATCCGAATATCCGATGACTAGGGCTGCTAACTCAAAGAGCAGAGTAGCGGGCTTTTACCCCGCGAATCAGGGTTCGACCCCCTGGCGGCCCACCAAGCGCCGGTAGCTTAATGGAGAGAGCGACCGTCCTCTAAACGGTCTAGATGGGGGTTCGAGTCCTCTCCGGCGCGCGCAAAACAATGGTCCTGTCGTCTAGTCTGGCTCAGGATGCCGTCCTCTCAAGGCGGTGACGCGGGTTCGAAGCCCGCTAGGACCACGCAGTACAGTGAGACCCTATCGTCTAGCGATCCAGGACGCCTGTCCTTCAAACAGGTAGACACGGGTTTGAATCCCGTTGGGGTCACCGCGGTGTGGGGGAGTTCGGTGTCCCCGCTGGGCTCATAATCCAGAGATCGCGGGTTCAAATCCCGCCACCGCCACTGGCTCGCGTCCGGCCGTAATGGACGCCATTCCGGTGTAGCTCAGCTGGCAGTAGCGCCCGACTGTTAATCGGGGGGTCGCTGGTTCGATCCCAGCCACCGGAGCGCGAGATCATGGTGACTTAACTCAGCTGGTTAGAGTGCCACCCCGTCAAGGTGGAAGTCGCGGGTTCGAGTCCCGTAGTCACCGCTGCCACGGGTGCCAGTTGCGTGCTCGTTCCAGCCGGGTGCGCGTCTCGGCCTGCCCGAGCCGCCACATCGTCCACAGACCGCCGAGACGAAGCCCGATGCCGATGCCGGCAGCGAGGGCGAGGAGGATAAAGAGCAGCACGAGACCGACGGTAGCTGAATCCCGCCGTCACCGTGCAGTACACCGCCGTGTAGCTCAGCCCGGGAGAGCACCTGTTCGACAAACAGGAGCGCGCTGGTTCAAACCCAGCCGCGGCGACGCAAGATCAGCGAGTCCCTCTGGCCTAATGGACTAGGGCACCGGACTACGAATCCGGAGAGTGGGAGTTCGAGTCTCCCGGGGGACGCTGTGGGTGTAGTCCAATGGCTAGGGCACCCGGTTGTGAGCCGGGAGATGCGGGTTCAATTCGCCGTCACCCACCCCGGGCGCTTAGCTCAGCGGGAGAGCAGCCGGCCCACACCCGGCAGGTCGCTGGTTCGATCCCAGCATCGCCCACGCACGATCACGGGTCGTTGGCAGAGCGGACGATTGCACCTGGCTGTAAACCAGGTTCTACGGACACGGTGGTTCAAATCCATCACGGCCCACGTGAATCAATGGCAGCAGGAGATTCCCAATCGGTACGACGTCATCCTCGCCCGGCTGCGGGTGGCGTGGCCGCGCTGGCGGTTCCTGCGCAAGCATGCTAAGGGCGCGCCACGCTGACCTAGCAGCGGGTAGTGGCAGTGCCTGGAAAGATGGGGTCGCTGTCCCGCCTCTGTGCGCCGCCCATCCCACGTCCCGGTAGCTCAGCTGGACAGAGCATCGTCTTCCGAAGGCGAAGGTCGAGGGTTCGAGCCCCCCTCGGGACACGGCAGCAGGGGCCTCCGGCCGCGGCTTGAAAAGGGACTCCTGCTGCTCCACGGCGGCATGGCCGAGCAACTAGGCGCGCGCCTGCAAAGCGCGAACGAGGTGGGTGTGACTCCCACTGCCGCTTCCAAAGGCCAGTAGCTCAGGGGAACAGAGCGGCTGCCTCCTAAGCAGCAGGGCGCGGGTTCGATCCCCGCCTGGCCTGCACAATGATGATGCTCTCGCTGTGGATTCGTCCCGCCGCCTATTCTGAGCCCATGACCACTTCCGCTGAGCACGCGCCCGTTACTGCCCGGGAGCAGTCCAGGCGGATCACCGCCGCGCGCCCGTTCTACGCCGTCGCCACCGTGCTCGCCGCGATCGGCACCGCGATCGGCTGGACGCTGGCCAAAGTCTGCGTGAGCGTAGCCGCGGCATTCTTCGCGCTGGCGTGGCTGGCGGGCCTGCTCTACGGCGCGGTCATTGTCGGCTTTCAGGCCGGTGCGGGCCTGCCACCGCGCGGTGCCGGGCAGCCTCCCGCGGAGGCGCCGCCGGGCCGGTAATGTGCGATTGGCCACGTAGCTGGCCGTAGATTAGCTACTGTCTCCGGGTCAGTGCCGGCGGGCTGGGCCCTGCCGGCTGCACCGGAGAATTCGCGATCCGTTACCGCAGGTAGCGCGCCTTGAGCAAATAGGGCGTAGCCTGTGATCGTATCGTTTTGCCTGTGGCCCTTTGCGGAGCCGGGTTCTCCTGCTAGCAAAGGGACCACCCGCCCGTGGGGCTCATCGAGCGTATCCAGGCTAGGCGCTCTGAGTCCCGTGTCATTGGTGGCGTTCCGTGGCGCCCTTGGGACTCTCCGTTCTTCAAGTTCAGCCAGGGCGGCCCGATCCACCCGACCCGGGCCTTCTACGGCGTAGAAGAGGCGCTGGGCCTTCCGGCGCTGTTCGCCTGTGCCCGGCTGCTGGCTGAATCCCTCGCCTCCCTGCCGATCAAGATTTATACCCGGGCCGGCAGTAATGGCCGCGCGGCCCGCTGGGACGGCCCTTCCATCTTCGACGCCCCATCGGTGTCCGGCACCCTGTACGACTGGCTGTTCACCTGCATGACGTCGCTGGTCCTCCAGGGCAACGCCTGGGGCTTCATCACCGGCCGCGACGGCTACGGGTTCCCCACCGGCATCGAGTGGATTCCGCCGCAGGACGTCAACGTCCAGGACGACGAGCAGCAGCCGTGGAACCCGCTGCGGACCCGGATCTACGTCTACGGCCGGCTGATGCGGCGCGATGAGCTGTTCCACATCAAGGCGTTCTCCATCGCCGGCAAGACCGAGGGCATCTCCCCGCTGCGCGCGTTCGCGCTGACCACACTGTCCGGCCTGGAAGCCCAGCGCTACGGCACTGACTGGTACAAGAGCGGCGGCTTTCCGCCCGGCACGTTCCAGAACAACGAGATCGAGATCGACGCCGACCAGTCCGCGCAGATCCGGCAGCAGCTGGTCGACTCGATGCGCCGCCGCGAACCCCTCGTTTATGGGCGTGACTGGGACTATAAGCCCGTCGTCGTACCGCCGTCCGAGGCGCAGTTCATCCAGGCCATGCAGATGAACGCCACCCAGATCGCCGCGGTGTTCGGGCTGCCGCCGGACCGGGTGGGCGGCACCAAGGGCGACAGTCTCACGTATTCCACGGTCGAGCAGTCCACCCTCCAGGTGATCGAGGCGCTGCGCCCGTGGCTGGTCCGGCTGGAGACGGCGTTCTTCCCGCTGCTGCCCTCCCAGCGGTACCTGCGGTTCAACTCCGACGCGCTGCTGAAGACCGACCTCCAGACCCGGACCAGCATCTACAACGTTCAGCGGAACATGGGCCTGCGCACCATTGACGAGCTGCGTGACCTGGAAGACCTGGAGCCGCTGCCGGACGGCGTGGGCGCCGAGGCTATCCCGCTGGAAGTCCTGGTGGCCATGTCCCGGTCGGTGCGCGGCATCCCCAACTCGATGATGCCCAGCCTGACGCTGGAGATGGACCTGGCCGCGGACCGGCTGAAGAAACTCCAGCCCGAGGGCCTGGCTGCGTCATCCGGACCGGGCGACCCGCCACCCGCCGAATCTCCCGAAGCGCTGTACGGCAGCATTCTGGACTCTCAGCGCGCCGCGGTGAACGACCCAATCGAGCGCTCGTTCCTGGCCGCCTGGCAGGCGCTGCGCGCCCGTAACGGCGGTCACGACGGCGGTGGCCGGGAGCCGGAGTACGTCGGTGCGTGGATTCCGCCGGAGCCCGCCAGCCGGCCTGCAATGAACGGTCACGGAAACGGCAGGGGTCATTGATGCCGCGAGCAAAGGAAGTCATGTAATGGCACCTCTCACAGGTCAGGCCGAAAGCGACCTGCCGGATTCTGCGTTTGCCCACATCGAGGCCGGCGGATCAAAGGACGCGAGCGGAAAGACCGTTCCGCGGTCCAAGCGGCATTTCCCGATTCATGACGCGGCGCATGTCCGCAACGCGCTGGCTCGCGCACCGCAGTCGCCGTTCGGCAAGCCGGCCATGCCGAAGATTCTGGCTGCCGCGCGCAAATACGGCGTCAAGGTCTCCGGCGCGGAGCGGGCTATGTTCGGCGAGGTCACGCTCGATGGTTTCCCCGAGCGGCGGTTCACCCGGTTCCCGCCGGAGATCCGCTCGGCGCCCAACGGCAGTACCGCGAAGCACATCTTCGGGTACGCCGCGTGCTTCGGCAAGCTGTCCCGGCGGCTCGGCGGTTTCGTGGAGCAGGTCGGGGAGACCAGCTTCAACGAGAGCCGCACTGAGGGCTGGCCGAACGTGGTGTGCCGGTACAACCATCGCGACGACGGCCTGCTGGGCACCACCTACGCCCGCACGCTACAGCTGGCGATTGATGAGACCGGGCTGTCGTATGAGGTAGAGCCGCCCAACGCCCGCTCTGACGTGCTCGAATACGTGCAGCGCGGCGACATCCGGCACTCCAGCTTCGCGTTCCGGGTGCTGCCCGGCGGCGACGAGTGGGGCGTGTCCGAGTTCAACTACCCGATGCGCACCCTGCACAGCGTGGAACTGGTGGACGTCGCGCCCGTGCTTGATCCCGCCTACCCGGACGCCACCGCGGGGGCGCGTGCGATCGACGGCGCGGTCGTGTCGCTGGCCGGCTGGGTGCAGGGCGATGTGGAGGAGGTCCGCTGCCGGCTGGACGAGGGCCGCGCGATGGAGTTCTTCAAGGTCACCAGCCGCGATGGCGGGCGGCCGAAGCCGCAGACCAAGCCGGCCCCGCCGAAGCCCGTCATGACCGGCGCCAACGCGCTGCTGGACCTCATGAACAACCAGGACGATCCCTACAAAGACGAGGGCTGACCAGCCGGTCAGTTCACACAAGTAAATATCTGCCGTGGCCGTAGCTGCGTAAGCGTACGGACGGAGCCGGTGCAGATGCCATTCACAGAAGGGAAATAAAAATGGCATCAGAAGTCGCCAAGCGGCTCCGCGACCGTCGTATGAACGTCTGGAACGACGCGAAGAAAATCGCTGAGGACGCGGCCAACGAGAACCGCGCCTTCACGCCGGAGGAGCAGGGCAAGTGGGACGCCTACAACGAGGAGATGACCACCCTCGACACCCGGATCAAGGCGGTCCTGGACACCGAGGGCCGGGCCAAGCAGGCGGATGACGCCTACGACGCCCTGTCCGGCCGCAAGAAGGAAGGCCCCGAGGGCACCCCGGCCCAGCGCGACACGCTGGCAGAGGTGCGCAAGTGGGCCCGCGGTGACGAGGGGGCGTCCCGGGCGCTGGAGATCCGGCACGGCGCTCCCGGGCCGATCAACTACCGCATCCTGACCACCGCCGGCGCGAGCAGCAGCACCAACGCCAGCTCCGTCATCCCGACCGACTTCTATGACATGCTGATCGCGCACCTCATCGAAGTTTCGGGCATCATGCAGTGCGGCCCCACTGTCCTTAACACGGGCGGCGGCGAGACGCTTCAGGTCCCGAAGACCACTGCGCACTCCTCTCCGGGTAACCCTCCGTCACCGTCCCTGACCGCAGCGCAGAACGCAACGCTGCCGACGTCTGACCCGGCGTTCAGCATGATTTCTTTGAGCGCGTACAAGTACGGCGTCCTGCTCCAGGTGGCCCGGGAGCTGATCGATGACACTGCGGTCGACCTGCTCGGCTACCTGGCCATGCAGGCGGGTCGCGCGCTCGGGAACAACTTCGGGAACGCCCTGGTCAACGGCACCGGCTCTGGTGGGCCCAACGGCCTGATCAACCTGGCTACCCTCGGCGTGACCGGTGCCACGACCGGCGTGTCCGGTGCGCCGAGCTACGCCAACCTGGTCGACATGGAATACTCCGTGATAGCGCCCTACCGTCAGTCACGAAGCTGTTACTGGCTGGCAGCGGACAAGACCATCGGGGGGTTCCGGAAGATTACGGACACCGTGGGGCGCCCGATCTGGGAGCCGAGTGCGGTTCTGGGATCTCCGGACCTGCTGCTCGGCAAGCCGCTGGTCGCGGACCCGTTCATGCCCGCTATGGCCACCTCGGCCAAGGCGATCTGCTTCGGGGACTTCAGCCAGTTCTTCGTGCGCCTGGTCGGCGGGGTCCGGTTCGAGCGGTCCGACGACTTCGCGTTCGGCAGCGACCTGGTGACGTTCCGCGCGATCCTGCGTGGTGACGGCACCCTGGTCGACCAGACCGGAGCGATCAAGTACTACGCTGGGGCATCGACGTAATACAGCGAGTAACCGAGGGAGAGGCCATGCCACCGGAGGCGTTCCTGATGACGGGCGGCGCACAGCCGTTCCGTGAGGCGGAAGCGTGCCCGGTCATGGCCGGCCCGCACTGTGCGCCGCGGGATAAGCGGTCCTTCATGGTGGCCGACGCCGCCGTGGCGGACGGCACGGCAGCGGTACGGATCGCGATCTGGCGCTGCCAGTTCTGCAATGCGCTGCTGATCGGGATTGGGCGCCCGCTGGCGGAGATCGCCGGCAAGCCCGGTACCGGCGTGCACAGTCAGGAGTTCGCGTGGCTGGAAGAGGTTCCCGTGCGGCCGGAGGGGGCGGCACGGGAACCCAGCCACGCGGGCAGGGCACATGAGTAACCGCAAACGGCTGCTCGCCGTCAGAGAGCGCATTCGGTGCGGGGCCTGCAACGGGTCCGCCGGGGGCCGCGCCACCGTGCTGCCGGACGGCCAGCACATCTGCCCGCGCTGCGTAGAT